CCCTCTCTCGCCTACCCAGGACAGGCCGCCACGACTGACAAGACCGCCACCAGCGAGGCCAGGGATCCCGAACACGCCACCAGCAAAACGTAGCGCACTCTCTGCTGTGCCCGTCCATCCTCCGCCACCGCCCTTTTTGCTTCCTGGCAGACCTGGCAAACCGAGATGTCCAAGGAACGCACCGGGCAGTCCTGTGAACGCTCCGATCAGGCTATGACCAGAGAACCAGTTGTACACAGACTTGGCGACCCTGAGAATGGCGTTCAGGAATCTGGTGATCATCACCGCTGCCAACCCGAACGGGCCGAAGAGGATCGGCGCTAGTAGCTGCCAATGCGTCTTGGCCCAGTTCAACGTGTCATCTACCAGGTGACGGAACGCAGCCCACCGAGTGTACAGGAGATAGAACCCCGTTGCGGCTAGCGCGATCCATCCCAGGATTGGGATTGCAACATCCAAGGTGAGCCAGGCAGCAGCGAACCCGTCAACAGCGATGGTGGCTGCTGCGGTCGCCGTAGCGAAAAGTCCCATGGCGGCTTCCCAGATCCCAGTCAGGATGATCTGCCCCTTCATGGCGGCGGCGGCGATGAGTATGGCGGCGGTGGCTCGGTACTCGGCCAGAGCCAGGGCGATGCTAGCGAATGCTGCGCTCTCGGTAACAAGAGTATATGCTGTCGTAGCGACACTGGCCACTAGCATCACAGCTGCCTTGATCCGCATGGCGATGGTATGAATACCTTCGGCGATCGCGACAGCATACAGGCGAGACTTGTACAAAAGGAGTAGGGTCAGGTAGACGCCCAGGATGATACCGAGCGCTCTGAACTGCCACTTCAGACCGTCACCACCGATCATGAAGATACGAAGAGGGAACAGGATCGCGACGATTGCATACTTCAGGGCGAGCAGCGTCAATCCGACGCCCTGCATGACACCCTGTAGCAAGTAGAAGAAGTTGAGCACAATGCCTGTGTTCGGGGAGATCGCCTGATTGACCCCTTTGAAGAAGTCCTCCATCGTAAGGGTCTTGCCCCTCTTGACATAGCCCTTGTAGATGTAGTCGTCTACCTTCTTGAAGAATCCCTGGAGACCGAAGAACGTACCGGCCGATCCTGAGGCGCTGGCCTGGCTGAGAAGGTCCTTGAATGTTGTGTATGTTCCGTGAAGGGTCTTGGTGGCCTGGTTGAACGCAGCATCCCTGAACCCTGGCGCAGTCGCGGTGAACTTGTTGAGTGCCTCCAGCGTCTGAAGGACCGGGATGTTTGCGGCACCGATACGGTGCAGCTGGTCTCCTGTCACCCCTAGCTCTTTGTTGAGTACCGGAATGATCGGAATACCGTCTCTCGCCAGCTGGTTGACGGCATAACCAGTCAGCCTGCCAGAGTAAGCCATGTGCTGAAGAGCCAACGATGCGCGCTGAAGTGTGGACGGCGTCAGCTTACCGGCGTAGGACAGAGAGTCAACGATGCTCTTCACTGTCTTGTTCGCAAGGTCGAGAGGATTGTTCACTCCCGGCGCATACTTCAGCGCTGCGTAGAGCTGACGGAACGCGACGGTGACGTCCTTGAACTGGAAAGGTGTGAACGCTGAGTATCGGTACAGGTACTGAAGCTCTGTGTTCAACGCCTGAGTGCTCTTGAAGACCGGATGAAGTGCGACGTATGCCTGCTGAAGAGCAGACTGGTAGTTGAAGCCGAGCTTGAGAACGGCAGCCCCTGCCGCGAGTAGGGCCAGGGTGCCAGCGTATGTCACGCGACGAGCGGTGAAGAGAGCCTGCGTGTACAGGTTCGAGCGACGGGTGGCATTGTCCATGCCCTTCGCGCTGAATCCGGCAGCGACTCCTAGCTCCTTCAGAGACGCAGCCTCGGCTTGCGCTCCCGCTACGAACTCTTGCCACCCTAGTAGGATGGACTCGATAATGACTGGCTCAGATGGCACCCTGACTCCTACTTGAACATGCGGTTGAGAACTTGCGCGATCTCACTTGCATGCATGATGGCGCGATTGCGATCGGCTTGCTGCTGTAGATCCCGCGTCGCCCACGCAACTGCCTGCATGACCCCTCGCCGCAGAGGATCTGTCTCCGCGAGGAATGCGATGGGGTCCATGCCGGCAAGGGCGACATATGCGGCAGCCTCGATCTCAACGCGCCCTAGAGGTTTCCCCCTGCCTCCAGGAACTCGGACGTAACGTCAATGGAGGTGTCGCCCATCCATCGTCCGAGAAGGAGGGTGTGCTGCTGGAGCGCGACCATGTTGCCGCCGAAGAGGGCGATGACAACGCTCCGAGCCGGACTGTTCAGGTCGACGGCATCCCCGAACTTGAGGGCGTCGGCCAACTCTTGACCGAAGTTGAGGAAGGGCAGATCGATCTTCTCCCCTTCCTTCTCGGCATAGAACCCTTCGCACGCAGCGATCATCGTGTCGATCGAAGCATACAGAACACGCTCGTACTGCTGATGCTTGCGGAACTCACGTTGAACCCGGACACCAATACGCCCGAGTTCCTCGCCACCGAGCAAGCGGTACTTGACGTACAGGCTCACCCCTGTCTTGGTTCCGTACCCCGGAACTGGGATGGCAACCTCGCGCTCAGTTGCAAGGGTGTCACGCTCCTCAGCAAGAGCGTCGAGCAGGCTGCCCGTATCTTCGGACAGCCCGCCCGCTGCTGCGAGAGAGGTCTCGCCCAAGTTCGGCGACGCCTCGTGGATCGGTTCTGCTTCTGACATTTCGCTCCCTCCTTGACGTTCTTCTAGGTCACCGACGGGGTGCCGGTGACGACGAACTCCAGCTCGACGATGGCGGCACCGCTCTGCGTAGAGTCCAGCGGCGGCGGAGTCACCTTCTTGAGCACGGCGTTGTACACCTGCGGCTTCCCGAAGACGTTGCCGTTGATGTCCAGGGGCTGCCTGGTCAGGATGGCCGCCGACTTGCCGGCAGCGTTGACCCATTCCTGGATGTGCTGGTGGTCGCGCTCCAGCCTGTACAGGCGGGAGATCGTGACGTTGTCCGTCGTGGTACGACCACCGAGTGCAACTGGCGGGGCCATGCCGCCAGGGTAGTAGTTGGAGGAGTCGGAGTCGACCCCGCCACCGTCCCACTTGTCCCAGATGCCGTACTTGACCATCTTGCCGGTCGCCTGGTTCACAACGGAGACGGTGATCCGATGGGTGTCTTGACGAGTAGGTCCGCCGGTCATCTAGCTCACCACCTGAGTGATCGGGGTGTTGACGATGAGGATCGTGACCAGCTCAGCCATCGGCGATGGCCTCACCGACACGTTGGCACGAAGCTCGTTGTTCGCGATCACCGTCGGCGTGTTGACCGACGGTCCCGTATCCACGTTGAACGCCGTCTCCGGCACATCACCGAAGATCTGTCCTGCGGCCCAGTCGGCCTGGCAGAGAGACGCGAGGTCTGCCCCGTAGTCGGCCTGCGTGTTCCCGGTGCCGTCGATCTGCGAGAAGACGTACCGCTCGCCGACAGCCTGGCAACGAGAGACGAGGCTCATCAGATACCGGACATTGCCGAAGTCCAGCCACGAGGGAAGCGTGACCGGATTCGCCAGTGAGCGATACCCGTAGTTCCTGAAGCCGCCCAGCATGTTCCGGATCACGTTGACACCGGAGTTGTTGAGCGTCTGGCGGTTCGCGTCCGTGAAGTTCTGCTGCGACGCGTTGATCACCGTTCTGAACTGCCCCTGCTCGCCGGCAGCCGGTGTGTTGGGGTTCGACAGCGCGTCGTTGCGGGCGATCAGCCCTGCCATCGCCGCCGACGGCGGCACCGTCCTGACCGTCCCGGCTGTGATGCCCGGGATGACGAGCCACGGCGTGAACGCCGCTGCGTACTGGCCGTTGCCGTTCGCGGCGGCAGCAGCTGCTCCTGACTGGAGCGTTGCAAGCGTCGCTGTGTCGGCCAGGTCCACGAGCGCCACGCGGTTGTTCGCTGCCGCATGCGCGGTCAGCTGCTGCGTGCCGGCTGTCGTCGTGCGACCGGGAACGAGAACCTGACCAGGCCCCAAGTCCGGCGTGAACGTGTTGAGCGCCGTCAGCCACTGAGCGTCCACGATGTTGGCGCGGTCGTCTGCACCGCCCGCGAGAGAAACAGCCGCCACGTTCGCAGGAACGTTGGTGCTGGACCCAAGCGTGATGGTGAGGTACTGGCTGTACTGCGTCGCCCATGCGATCGCGTCCGCCTGTGTCGCCAGGTCGTACGAGGTCTCGAGGACGTTGGCGCTTGCGTCGGTGACCTGAACTGCGTAGCCACTGACCTGCCCGGCGATGATGGCAACCTTGATGCCGTTGCCCCACAGACCGGGGGAGTTCGCGTTCACGATCAGCGACGCTACTGCGCCACCGTCGTTGAACGTGTGGGTCGCGATCGCAGCCGCTGGTCCCACAACACGACCGATGTAGACAGCGTTGCCGCCCTCGCGGAAGAAAACGTCCACGCAGTCGTAGAGGCTGCTGTACGTGACGCGCCCTCCGCAGAGCGAGTTGAACTGGTCCAGGTTCTGAACCAGGGTTGCCCTTGTGGTCGAACCCCGGTCGCAGAGACCGGCCATGAACGCAACGCCGGCATCGGTCGGAAGTGAGCGTGGCGGAACTGACGTCGCGACAGAGACCTGAACGCCAGGACGCGTCATTCGCTATCTCCTTCCGTCTTCTTGGCGGTGTGGGCCGTGGTCTTCTTGGCCTCCGCCTGCTCTGAGGGCACGAGAAGCCCCTCTTCGATCAGCCGAGCGTTGTGAGGATCCTTGAGGTCCTCGTCATCCAGCTCGACGAACTCACCGATGGCGAGCATGCGGCCGTCGGCGAGGTCTTGCACGTGGGTTCCCACCCACCTGTGTTCCGTCTTTGCCATCTTCACTCCTCTGGTAGTACGGTGGCGGTAACGGTTTCGGCCAACGGCCAATCGGAGCCAGGTTGCGTCGGCTCCGGATCGACGGTCTTGGGACCGCCGAACCTGTTCACGAGACCAGCTACTTCGATCTCGAATACTACCTGACCTGCACTGATGGTCAGATCGTCGGGGAACGGGAAGTTGTCATCGTAGCTCTCATCGAGCCATTCAGACCCGTCTGCGAAATCCCCGAGGGACTGCTGCTGTAGAAGGATGGTCCGGATGATGGCCGTGTACACCCGAACGAGCTTCATCGTGTCCTGCCTATTCCCGGCAGAGACAAACACGCCCACGCCGATGCTGAAGAAGACGCGGAACGAACCGTCCCCTTCCTGCTTGGGCTTGTTGCGAGAGCTCAGCCCAGGGCTGATGACCACGATGCTCGGCAGCTGGTCTGCCGCCTCCCGGTCGATCTGATTGGCCTTGAGATAACTTCTCGGCTGAGGATGAACAGGAGGGTCTATGTTGGTGGCGATGAGTCCAGCCTGCAACTCATACTCCACCAGGTATGTGTAGAACCACTTTTCGATCGTGTCAAGAACTGCCTGCTCAAGCTGGTCGGCAACGGTGATGTTGTCGAAGATTGTCATTCGCCGAACCTCCAGGCGTTCACGAGGTGATCAGTAACTACCTGACTCATCTCTAGACGATCTCTCATAGTGAACCTGATGAATGGCCTGTGCGCCTGCTGCGTTGCCGCGTAGGGCAGGTCAGATTCGATCGTGACATTGTGTCTACCGATCTCGAGGATCTGGTGCGGTGCGCCAGGCGTACCGAATGCTTCAACCAATCTGTGCCATGCGAACCCGATGCGCGGATCGAGACCAAGACGCTGCTTGCGCAGGAGCCACTCAGTAGACAGCTGCGCCCAGGAGCCTCCGCCACGCCGACCCTGACTCTCGAACGTCGCCTTGATGATGCCCATCATCAGACCCGCGATCGTCTCCATCGCCGGACGAGTATCTATGGCGGCATCCGCCATCCTCTCGAACTTGGCCACGGCACGATCAACGTTATGGGTCTTGATGTAGTAGCGCACTAGAACCTCTTGGTCATCAGATCGTCGGTGACAACTGGAAATGAGTAGGTCGGGGCGAGGGCTGCTGAGGGATTGACCGGATCGGTGCCTCCGCCCGCCAGGATGGAGGAGATCTGCTTGCCGACAATGTTCACCTGGCGCTCGTACTCCTTCTCCAGCTGCGGGTATATGCTGCGGCCAGTGTTGACTTGGTCCGAGAAGTATGACATCTCGATGTCCATCGCCGCTCGCAGGGCGATCAGGTTAGATACGTCGTCGTACATCCCGGCTGGAATCGTGTCACCGATGGAGTCGGCTACCTCCATCCCCGCTTGGTTGATGATTCCAAGTACGTCGGCGCTGCTTGGCTGCGTATCTGCGTTGAAGGTGCCGACCTGGTTGCCATACTTGTCTCGTGTACGCGAGAGAATCTTCAGCCCCACATCTCTCGGCGTCGGCAGGAAGCCTGCCTCTCCAGAGGCGATGGCTTGCACAGGAGCGACCGGACCAAGACCACCAGCATTGTCCTTGAATGTGATCCTGTACCAACCTTGCTGAAGCGTAGCGTGCGTCGTCGTGAAGCTACGACCGGCAGGCTCAGAGGGATCGGCATCAACATCGATGGCGAGGTTTGCCTCGATAATGGTGTACGTTCCGTCTACTGTCGCGGCCTCTTCGATCTGAACCTTCGTCCAGCTGACGTTGTCAAACCTGGGCTCGGGTGTGAAGTCCTCGAAGCTGACTACAAAGGTCATGATGCCCTCCCAGGCCTGCCCGACGAGACGCGGCCTCTGCTGTTGGTGCTGACTCTTCCCAGAGGAATGCTTGGCGTACCGATGTTACCGATGCTACTTTCGCTGGT